TTAAAAAAGGCTTCGCGATTTGCATCTGGCCTGACACGGTTAAATTTAAAGATATTAATGATATGGTCTTAGGTGATATGGACATTTTGGAAATTATTGATATAATAAATACCAATACATTCCGCGGCCTTCCCGCAAGATTAAAATTTAACCAGTGGAAAAGAACATGAATGAAGAGGTGAAGGTCCATGAATTTGGACTAGTTAGATTATTAGATATTATGGGAAGTGACGACGACGTAGTTGATGCAGCACGGATAAGTTACGGTAAAGGTACAAAAAAAGTTAGTGAAACCCGTAATTTAATTCGGTATTTAATGAGACATAAACACACATCACCTTTTGAGATGTGTGAAGTTAAGTTTTATTTAAAATTACCCATCTTTATTATGAGACAAATAGTTCGTCATCGGACGGCGAATTTAAATGAGTATTCAGGACGTTATTCAGTAATGAGTGAAGATTTTTATCTTCCTCATGATGACGATATTCAAAAGCAATCAACCCAAAACAATCAGGGTAGGGGTGAAGAAATTGAACAAAAAGGCCTTGTTAAATTTGAATTCAATCGCATATATGATAATGCCATTCATTCCTATCATAATTTATTAGAACTTGATGTAGCTCGAGAATTATCTCGTTCTGTACTCCCTGTAGGGAATTACACTGAAGTTATATGGAAAATTGATCTACATAATTTTTTCCATTTTTGTAAATTAAGAACAGATAAACACGCGCAGAAAGAAATTCGAGATTATGCAGAGGCAATGTATAAATTGATCAAACCCGAATTTCCCTTATGCTGTGAAGCTTACGAAGATTATATTCAAAATGGGGTGATGTTTTCTGCTCAGGAAATGAAAATAATTAAAAGAGAATTATCTGGAAGAAGTTGGTCATTAGATCAAGTATTATCAAAACGAGAACAAAACGAATTTTTAGAAAAACTACTTTAGCATAAGGAACATGAATGAATTTACCCACAGAATATCAATCATTTATCCATCTTTCAAGATACGCCAGATGGAGATATGATGCAGAGAGAAGAGAAAATTGGTCTGAAACAATTGGTAGATATTTTGATTTTTTTAAGGAAGACCTAAAAGAAAAATGTAGTTATGAATTAGTTGAAGATATTAGAAAAGAATTAGAAGAATCGGTTTTAAATTTAGAGGTCATGCCGTCTATGAGATGCTTAATGACAGCCGGCGATCCTCTCAAAAAAGAAAATGTGGCTGGGTATAATTGTTCATATTTAAAATGTGATAATCAAAGAACGTTTGATGAAATCATGTATATTTTAATGAACGGAACTGGTGTGGGATTTTCCGTTGAAGAAAAATATACCAAACAAATGCCAACTATTGCTGAAGAATTTTATCCAACAGATACTACTATTGTAGTTGCGGATAGTAAATTAGGTTGGTGCAAAGCTTATAAAGAATTAGTATCACTATTATATCAAGGACTTATTCCTAAATGGGATGTGACCAGAGTTCGACCAGCAGGTGCACCATTAAAAACTTTTGGAGGACGAGCTTCAGGTCCAGATCCATTAGTAGATTTATTTAATTTTGTAACAGGAATAATTTCAAATGCCGCGGGAAGAAAACTCAAACCAATCGAATGTCATGACATTATATGTAAGACTGCAGAAGTGGTTGTGGTCGGCGGTGTACGTCGCTCTGCTCTTATTAGTCTCAGTGATCTTAATGATAGAGAGATGCGATTCGCAAAGCACGGAGAATGGTATAAGTTTAATGTGCAACGTGCTCTAGCAAATAATTCCGTTAATTATAAAGAACGGCCAGATATTGGAACTTTTATGAGAGAATGGTTATCTCTTTATGATTCAAAGTCTGGTGAACGTGGAATATATAATGGAAATTCGGCTCAACGTCAAGTACAAAAGTTAAATGAAAGGGAACAAGATGGAAACGGAAATCATATACGAAGACGAATTGCCAGAGATGATTTTGGTACAAATCCGTGCAGCGAGATCATTTTACGGTCCCGAGAGTTTTGCAACTTATCTGAAGTCGTTGTCCGAGGACGGGACACTCGCGAGTCTCTTAAAAGCAAAGTGCGCAATGCAACCATTCTTGGAACGTTCCAATCTACCCTTACCAACTTCAAATACATTACCAGAGAGTGGTCCAATAATTGTAGAGAAGAACGACTTTTGGGAGTTTCTCTTACCGGAATAATGGATAATGAATTAACAAATGGTAAAAAAGGAAAAGATAAAACTGGTAAGCTTTTAGAGGAACTTAGAAATGTTGCTATTGAAACAAATAAAGAATGGGCTGAAAAACTTGGTATTCCGAGATCAGCCGCCATTACGTGTGTCAAACCTAGTGGTACTGTATCTCAGCTTGTTGATAGTGCTTCTGGTATTCATGCCCGTCATAATCCTTATTATATTAGGACAGTAAGAGCAGATAATAAAGATCCATTGTGTAGGTTTATGAAAGACGCAGGTTTTCCTAATGAGCCCGATGTAACCAAACCAACACATACAACTGTGTTTTCATTTCCTATGCAGAGCCCAAAGAACGCAGTATTCAGACAAGATATGACTGCTATTGAACAACTTGAATTGTGGAAAATTTATCAAGATCATTGGTGTGAACATAAGCCTTCTATTACAGTATCAGTTAAAGAGCATGAATGGATGGGCGTAGGTAATTGGGTATGGGATAATTTTAATAACATTAGTGGCATTTCATTTTTACCTTTTAGTGAACATACATATCAACAAGCACCTTATCAAGATTGTGAAGAAAAAGAATATAAAGAATTATTAGCAAAGATGCCAAAAAATGTAATGTGGGATAAATTAAGTGATTATGAAAAAGAAGATCATACAGCCGGTGCGCAAAATGCAGCATGTGGTGCAGATGGTGGTGGCTGTGAAGTTGTAGATTTGGTTTAATATTTTTTCGTTGATATTTGCATATCAATGTAATATAATAAGGATAATATGAAAACACCATTTGAAAAATATACTGAAGATTGTGTTCGACTTCTTGAGAAACACACTGAGTCATTAGGCGTTACCGCAATTCAAGAATTGTGGAAAGATATTGAGAATGCTCCGGCCTTTACAGGCAAATTATGGTTGGAAGATATTCTCGATAAACAATTTAAAGAAAAAGTACAACTCGAAGGAGATACGAATTTCGTATATGATTGATTATGAAAGTATTTCTTGATATGGATGGAGTCTTAGCAGACTTTGACAAACCTATTCTTGACAAATTTGGCACTAAGGAAAAGTGGAATAATAGATGGGAACTTCTCCCTAAAGACTTTTTTAGAAAACTTCCTAAAATGCCAGATGCAGACGATTTGACAGATTATGTTGGCGGACAATTTGATTGGCATGTATTAACCGCTATTCCTACACAAAATGAATTTGCTAATTCACGTTTACAAAAAATGCAATGGCTTTTTGAACATTATAAAATATACCCCGCGAGGATTCATTGTGTCTTCAGAAGTGAAAAGCAATATTTTGCAGCCGAAGAAAACTTATCTCCAAATCTTTTAGTCGATGATAATTTAGATAATATAGCTGAATTTAAAGCTAAAGGTGGAATTGCAATTCATCATACTTCCGCAGAAAATAGTATAAGAGAATTGCAACAGTTAGGATTTTAATTGATATGTGCAGGAATTGATTATTCAACTCTCAGCCCAAGTATTTGCGTATATAAAAAAGATGGACCAGTTAATCCTTCTAATTGTAATTTTAGTTTTTTTGCTTTGGATAAGTGGAGGCCTAGGTGGGCCGCCCTTCAAAATGTAAACGTGTATAAGTTTCCTAAAGAAATAAAAGATATAGATAGATATCTATTTTTAGCGGATTGGACTATCGAACAAATACGTTGGTATACAGGAAGAGTACAGAAAGTTATATTAGAAGATTATTCTTTTGGATCTACAGGCAGAGTTTTTCATATAGCGGAAAATGTTGGTATTTTAAAATCGTTTTTAAAAAAGAACGGTTTCCGCTATGAAACAATTGCGCCAACAACTATTAAGAAGTTCGCTACAGGTAAGGGAAATTCTAATAAAGAAGCAATGTTAGAAGCCTGGAAAGCGGAACCCGGTACTTTTGAATTAGTCCAGGAAAATGGGAATCCTTCTACCGATATTGTTGATTCCTACTTCCTTTGTAAATATGGAGTTACTCAGTGAATATATTTACGTCGCGAGTATGCGCAGTAATTTTCTCAATTTGTGCTTCTAAAATCTCTCGCCTATTAGGCCAATATATGTATTCATTAGTAGAAGATTTTGCTAAGTTATTTAACAATGGAACTATTAAGTCTTCAACTTCTTTCATTTGTCGTTCATATTCTTTATTCAGTTTGTCTTTATGTTTATCAATATCTTCGTAATGATAATCCAACAAATTCCAGATCTTCTTACACGTTGCTTCAACTTCTTTAATTTGTCCAGATTTAGCTTTTTCAACCGCAGCGGAAACTACTTCCTCTTCGGGTGCTTTTGCTTGCGCGGTAAAATCAGATTCGCTTACCGTACTAAATCCAAAATCATTTAAATCCTGCATGATCATACCTTTCTTATGGAATTACAGTTTACCAATATATTTAGGACAGACGAGACTAACATAGGCGATTCTTATAGTACTCCAACAAGATATTTTGATTTACCCGGAAATCAAAAAGATATCTATAAAATGGAGTATGATTATAAACCCCCACATGAAAATGTTATCTATGGAGGCGGAGGTCTTATAGGACAATTTAGACCAATGTCTCATGTTATAAAATTTCAAAAAAATACTAATCATAGAATATACGGTTGGGGATTAGGAGAACATACATATGTTTGTTTAGATGAACAAACCCAATGTATTCCCCCAATGAATATAACGTATCCAGCCTATATAAGAGCATTTGATTTAATGGGTATACGAGATCATCATTCTCATTTATATCATGCAATTCCTCATGCAAGATGGGTTCCGTGTGCTAGTTGTATGCACGAAGCTTTTGATAAAGAATATGAAGTAAAACATGATATTGTGTTTTTTACACATGCTCAACTTCCAATGAATATTATTCACGGTATGCCAAAAGAAACTTGGGATTATCCACATAAGGCAAACAGTGAAATGAATTTTGAAGAAACAATAGAATTTTTAGGTAGTGGTGATATTATAATTACAAATTCTTTTCATGGAGCTTACTGGGCAACATTATTAGGAAAAGTAGTTTGTTGTTTTCCTTGGTCTTCTAAATTTTATGGTTTAAAACATCAACCTTTATATTGTCCTACAACAGATTGGTGGAAAACTATTAATGAGAAGGAACAAAGACAATATAAAAGTTCACTAGAAGAATGTAGAGAAGCGAATAAAAAATTTCATATAGAATTAATAGAACATGCACAGAACTCACCAAGAACATTTAAGGTTGAAATATGAAAGACATTTATAAAGATAAAACAATACCTCAAAGAGGTGAAAAAAATATAGCTAGGAATTCTTTTGGAGGAACTGAATTAACAACATTAGAATTATGGTCGCATTTACCTAAAAAATATAAAACAGATTATCATTGGGTAATTTCAAGATTATATCCTGAAGATCTACAATCCGTTTTACCTAAAATTTGGTGGTTCCATGACCTAGCAAAAGATCCATGCCATGAATATTTAAAAGTCAGAGGTCAAGTCAATGAATTTGATAGATTAATTTTTTCAAGTTATTGGCAAATGCATAGTTTTATGGAAATATATGATTTGCCAATGGATCGATGTGAAGTTCAAAAAACAGCAATATTTCCGCACGAACATTATGATAAACCCAAAGACGGTAAAATTAATTTAATATATGCTTCTACTCCTCAAAGAGGTTTACACATATTATGTAATGCGTTACATTTACTTGAAAGAGATGATTTTCATTTACATGTTTATTCAAGTTTTAGTGTATATGGTTGGAAAGAAAATGATCAACCTTATAAAGAATTATTTGATCATATTGAACAAAATCCTAATATGACGTTACATCCTAGTGTTGTAGGAAGACCTTTAAGAGAAGAATGGAAAGACATGCATATTTGGGCTTATCCATGTATATGGGAAGAAACATCTTGTAGGACTGCTATGGAAGCAATGTCTTCTCGAACATTGATGCTAACGAATAGTTTAGGTGCATTACCTGAAACTTGCTCTGATCATGCTATTATGTATCCTTATATTAAAGACGAAGTCCAGCATGCTGATAGAATGGCAGATGAATTAGATAAATTATTAGATAATTATTGGGACGATGAAAATCAGGAAATGTTGTCAACAGCCAAAGCTCATGCAGACAAATATTATAGTTGGGAATATAGAGCTCCAAGATGGTTAGATATGTTTCATTATATGGATATTGAAGATGAACTCGAAGAAACCGTCGAAACTACTGACGAAGAAAAAATAGCAACCGCGATATCATGATAAAAGGATTTACAGCATCTGCTTTTGATTTATTACATGTAGGACACATTGTAATGTTAGAAGAAGCAAGAAAAAATTGTGATTATTTAATCGTTGGACTCCATACTCATCCTGCCCATAAGAAAAATTTAGTTCAAACTGTTTTTGAACGATATATTCAATTAAAAGGCTGTAAATATGTTGATGAGATTATTCCTTATGAATCAGAAGATGATCTTAAAAATTTATTACAAACCTTAGATATAGATATTAGATTTTTGGGTGAAGATTATTTGCGTGACAATAAACCCATTACAGGTTATAATACGTGTACGTTACGAAAAATCCATCTTCATTATTGTGGAAGATTTCACCCTTATTCATCAACTGAACTGAAAAAAAGAATTGTTAGTATGTCAGACACCCTTACGGATTAGCTTTTTCGGGGGTGGAACCGATATTCCAGAATATTATACTTCACGGCCTCACGGAGGCCAGGTCATAAGTGCCGCTATTGATAAATCTACTTATATTATAT